CGTGCTGAATATCAGCGGGGCATCATGGATGCCATCTCTGATCCGGCGGCGGAAACCGTGGTGATCATGTCCAGCAGCCAAATCGGCAAATCGGAATCGCTGTTGAACATGGTCGGGTATCACATCGATCACGACCCGGCGCCTATCATGGTGGTGATGCCCACGGAGCGGGATGCGGAGACATGGTCGAAGGACCGGTTCTCGCCGATGGCGCGAGATACTCTGTGTTTGCAAGGCAAGATCGCCAATCCCAAATCGCGCGATGGCAACAACAAGATCCTGCATAAGCGGTTCCCGGGCGGACATCTGACCATCGTTGGCGCCAACGCGCCCTCGGGACTGGCCAGCCGGCCGATCCGGCTGCTGCTGTGCGACGAGGTGGATCGATACCCGTTTAGCGCTGGCGCGGAGGGCGATCCGGTCAACCTCGCGCGCAAGCGGACGGTCACGTTCTGGAACCGCAAGATCGTGCTGGTCTCGACCCCCACGAACAAGGGCGCGAGCCGGATCGAGGCAGCATTTGAGGAAAGCGACCAGCGGCGGTTCTGGGTGCCATGCCCGGAGTGTGGGACCGAACAGATCCTGACCTGGCCGCAAGTGAGATGGGACAAGGGCGCAGACGGCAGCCACAAGCCGGACACCGCACGGTATCATTGTGTGGAGTGCGATGCGACTTGGCGAGACGAGATCCGCTGGGCAGCGGTCTCAAAGGGCCACTGGGTGGCAGAGCAGCCCTTCGGTGGCACGGCCGGGTTCCATCTCAACGAAATCTACTCGCCGTGGGTGCGGCTGCAGGCGATGGTGAAGACGTTCTTGTCAGCGCGCGCCGGCGGGGATGACATGATGAAGACCTTCATCAATACCTCGCTTGGTGAGACCTGGATGGAAAGTGGTGACGCACCAGATTGGCAGCGCTTGCAGGGGCTGAAGGAGGAATGGAAGCCCGGCACTGTGCCTGCTGGGGGTCTGTTCCTGACGGCCGGTGCTGATGTGCAGAAGGACCGAATTGAGGTTGATGTCTGGGCCTGGGGCAGGGGACTGCAAAGCTGGTTGATCGATCATGTTGTCATTGACGGCGGACCCGGCGATCCGGCCTGCTGGCAGCGCTTGAGTGATCTGCTGGGCCGGACCTGGCATCACGCCAGTGGCCAGCATCTGACGATTGCGAAGCTGGCCATCGACACCGGCTATGAGACCAGCGCGGTTTATGCCTGGGCGCGACAGATGGGCTTCGGTCAGGTGGCACCCGTGAAAGGCGTTGAGGGCTTCAACCGGGCGAGCCCGGTGACAGGGCCGACCTATGTAGACGCGACCATCGCAGGTAAACGACTGCGGCGCGGGGCGCGGCTTTGGACCGTGGCCACCTCGACCTTCAAGACCGAGACCTATCGCTATTTGCGCCAAGACCGGCCGACACCGGAGGAGATCGCAACCGGTGCGGCCTTCCCGGCTGGAACGATGCATCTGCCGTCATGGGCTGACAGCGAATGGCTCAAGCAGCTGACGGCGGAACAGTTGGTCACGGTGAAGAACAAGCGTGGCTTTGCAAAGCTGGAATGGCAGAAGCTGCGCGAGCGTAACGAGGCGCTGGATTGTCGCGTCTATGCCCGGGCCGCTGCGTGGATCGCCGGGGCCGACCGCTGGTCGGATGCGCGGTGGGGAGACCTGGAACGGCAGCTGGCGCTGCCGGACCATAGCAACGCGTCCGGCGCGGTGAAACCTAAGCTGGCGCGGGCAACTGCAGCGCGGCGGACGGTCAGGTCGAATTACATGGGGTGATGGCGGGTGTTGTATCGCACAAGGTGGAGAGAGGCGTTGCCTCGCGGCTGGTCCATCCTCTACCGTTAGCGAAACACTTTCACCGAAAGGAATCCCATGTCAGAGCCAGTCATCGCACAAAAAGCTCCGTTCGCTGCGGAGGTTGAAGAGGGTAAGAACTATTTCTGGTGCGCCTGCGGCAAGAGCAGCAAGCAACCCTTCTGCGATGGAAGCCATCAGGGGACCGACTTCGCGCCGGTGAAATATTCTGCTGAAAAAACTGGTCGCGTGTTCTTCTGCGGCTGCAAACACAGCAACAAGGCCCCTTTGTGCGATGGGAGCCATTCGGGGCTCTGATGTCACGCAGTCAAGAGTTCGGAAAGCGTTCTCTGACGCCTTAGTGCAGGCAGCATTTCTTGAACTTCTTGCCGCTGCCACAAGGACAGGGGTCGTTGCGCCCAACCTCGTCCATCTCACGCATGAATGTTTGGCTCGGTGGTGGCATGGGAAATGATCTGCTTTCCTTCTGCTGCGCGAAGAATGCGTCGGTGTAACAGTACCATGTCGATAAATCGTCGATCGCATCGGCGATCAGGAGGTCTTTGTAACGTCGATTGGTAGGGACACCGCCTGCATCATGCGTCGCCCTCAGGCTGTCGAGGAAGTGCTCAAAGCTGCAGTAATCGGGTGGTATCAGCCGCTGTTCAAATAGGGCCCGCACGTCTTCAGCCATATCTTGCAGCCCCAGATCGGCGATTGCGTCCATCCAGCCGATCAACAGATCTGGCGAGGCCTTTGGACAGCGTTCGCGAAAGGTCCTGAAATAGTCTTCGATCGTTGGGCGGTGTTCGGGGTGGAGTTGTGCGATCACCACCAAGGCGCTCATCAGAGAGTTGCTGGCGAACTCATCTGCATCTGGGTCTTCGATTGCCTCAAAGAGCGCCTGAAGATCGCCATCGAATGTGCCTGCGACGACGCGAAAGCTGGTCTCGGTAATGGCGTCACCCAGAAGATAATCAACGGTCTTTGTTGGTTGCCGGAGCAACCGGAGCAGGGGTTTGTAAGCCCTTGTATCCCGCCATTCGCCGAGCAGGTGGAAGATCGGAATGAGGGCAGTCACTTCGCTTTCCAGGGTTTGCGATATCTGTGAGGTGCCAAGTCGACTGACAAAGTCGACAAAGATCGGGATCATCGTGTCTTGGTCTGCTCGGGCAGCAGCCATCGCCTCTTTTGGGAACATATCGTCGCGCGCAAGGTCACGCATAATAGCGGCAGGGTTCATGGTCTGGCTCTAAATCGTTCGCGGTTTGGCTAAGTGAATCGGTCTGCCGAGACAGGTTAATTCGTATGCCGACACTAACCGATTTGCGCGCCCGCCGCGAAGCACTTTCTACCCAACGCTCCTCTGGCGTGGCGCGGGTCAGCTACGACGGAAAGACGGTGGATTATCGCTCTGTGGCTGAGATTGACCGGGCCATTGAGGCGCTCGACCGCGAGATCGCAGCGGCGGAAGGGCGGCGCATCGTGCGCCATGTGCGCGTCACGACGTCGAAGGGTCTGTGATCTATGGGCCTGCTTGATCGTTTCCGTCGGCCCGAAAGGGGTGGCCCGGCAGCCGTGTCGGCGCGCCTTGAAGGGGCCATGTCCAAGCGCCGGCTTCGCGGCTGGAACCCGCCGCTTGAGAACATCAACTCGCTGGTCGCCTCGGGCGGTCCCCGCCTGCTGGCGCGGTCGCGCGAACTGGTCGTGACCAACGGCTATGCGGCGAATGCCTGCGAGGCCTTTGCATCCAACATGGTGGGGGATGGCATAAAGCCGTCTTCGTTGATCGCGGATGCGGCGTTGCGCGACAGCGTTCAGCGGCTCTGGCTCGCGTGGACCGACGAGGCTGACGCCGACGGGTTGACCGATTTCTATGGCCTGCAGGCCATGGTGGCGCGGGAAATGTTTGTTGCGGGCGAATGCTTCGTGCGGCTGAGGCCGCGCCGCGCCGAGGATGGTCTGCTGGTGCCGATGCAACTGCAGCTCCTGCAGTCAGAAATGCTGCCGTTTGAGAAGACAGGCACGGCTATAAATGGCAATCGTATCCGCTGCGGGATTGAGTTTGACCTGATCGGCCGACGCGTTGCGTATCACTTTCGCCGCAGCCATCCGGGCGACAGCACTGACCATCGCGTTGCGGCACCGGAAACCGTCCGCGTGCCCGCCGCGGATGTGCTGCACATCTACCGTCCCATTGATGCGGGGCAAATCCGGGGCCTTCCGCATGTGGCACCCGCCATGGTGCGGCTGTTTCTGCTGGACCAGTACGACGACGCTGAACTGGACCGGAAGAAGACGGCGGCGATGTTTGCGGGCTTCATCACCAAGACCGCGCCGGAAGACCCGATGATGGGTGAGGCCGAGGCCGATCTCGATGGGGCGGCCATGGCCAGCCTTGAGCCCGGCACGATGCAGGTGCTGCTGCCGGGCGAAGATGTGAAGTTCTCCAGCCCGGCGGACGTCGGCGGCGGCTATGAGGCGTTTCAATATCGGACGCTCTTGTCGGTCTCGGCCTCACTGGGGCTACCGTACCACCTCGTCACCGGGGATGTGCGCCAGGCGAACTATTCCAGCTTGCGGGCCGAGCTCGTG